ATAAATATGTTCCTCAAGAATACGCCCCTCAAATGCAACAACAACTTCAAGATTATCGAAATACTGCAAATCAACAAATGGAAAATCTTTATTCATATTCTCCTCCAGTTAGTGAAGGAAGAAAAGAAAAAGGGGGAAGACTTGGATTAATAAGAAAAATTTATTCTAATGATGATATTATACCAGTTAGGGGAGGAATGATGCTACAAAGACATATGGGAAATTTATTAGATTATACAAATCCAGCAATGCGTCCTTTTATTTATCCTCCTAATCAACCACAAGGATTTAAAAGCGGTGGTTCTTTTCGTGGTTATGGAAATCCAATGATTTATAGCCCTTATGTTTATCCTCCTAATCAACCTCAAGGCGTTATCAGTGGCGGATCATTTGATAGAATAAGACGAAAATATGGCGGTTCGTTTATGTAATTCTTTTTAATCTTTTTTTAATATTTATTTTAATACTTTTTTAAAATAAATTAATATATAAAGGGGCGTTTATCTAAATTTAACATTAATATTAACATAAAATCATATTAAATTATGAATAAATCAATATAAAGATTAATTAAAAATTTTTAATTAATCTTAATCTTGTATTTTAATTAAATTATTATATAAAAAGTCTTTTTAATCTTAAATTTAAATAATTTTAAACGCCCTCATTTGATATTATCTATTATCAATGATAATATGAATTGTTTTTTTTTTACTAACCGATTGATACATTTTATCATAACTAAATTTAATATTATTGTTTTTAAATAATAACTCAATAATCCATATTTTTTCAAGTATTAAAATAATATATGCTTTTTCATTAATAATATTATTGTTATGTAAATATTCATAAATTTTTAATGATGGGTTTATATAACTATTATTACAAGTAGATAAATAAGGCGGATCAATTAATATTAAATTATTTTCATTATCTTTATATTTTTTATAACATTCTAAACCATCAATATTTAAAAATTCAATATCATTATTTCTAAAAAAATTATAAACTGGAAATTTTTTTAATTCTATTTCTTTTATTATTTTTTTATTTGGTGGTGGATAAAGACCAGCTCTTATTGAATAAACTTTATTTTTAATAAACCATCTTAACAATTCATTATTATTGTTATCTTTTAAAAATTCAACATATGTTTGTTTATCAACAATAATATTATTCATAGTATATTTATAATCTTCTTCAAACTTTTTTATTTTTTCATCATCTTTAATAATTTCATACATTTCTTTTAAAAATATATTATTATCATTTAGAATATATTTTAAATTTTTTTTATGTAATGATATATAATAAGACATAGCACAAGTACCACAATAAGGCTCAATAATAGTTGTTATATTATCAAAATTAATATTATTATATATATCTTTTACTTCGTTTCGTTTATTGCCATAATAAGAAATATAAAAATGGTTTTTCATTTATATAATATACATTATATATTATATTTAAATAATATTAATCACCATTGATTAAAATTAATTATAAAAAAAAGTTTTATCTATTTAAATGTTTATTATATTCTTCATCATCAACCATTTCAATTTGATTATGGGGACATTCTTTATTAATACCAGCTAAATGATATTTTAATAACATTGACGGATATTTATTATTACATTTAGAACATGTAATATTCTTTATTTCTGTATCACAAATAATTTTTTTAATAGTCGCGCATTGAATTTCAACTTTTTGGACTAAATCGCCAGTCATAATAATATCTTCAATTAACATTTGTTTTTCATTTTTAAATAAGTTCATACTTACATAATGCAAGTATCTTACTTTATCAAGTTCGTCTAATTCGTTAATGTATGCTTCCATATGTTTAAATTTATCAAACTCCATATTATAATAATATTATAGAAAATTATTTTAAAATAAAAATTTAAAATTAATATAAAAGATATTTTATTATAGTTTTTTTTATATTCTAATATTATATAATGTCTATTGTTGATAAATTAAAAGAAAATCGCCCTAACCTCTCAGAAAGTAGTTTAAAAACTTATAAATCAATATTAACTAATTTATATAAAAAGATTATACCAAATGATAAAGAAATTGATATAAATAAATTTTCATCACAATATAAAAAATTCTTATCTTTTTTAAATTCTTATGATAGTTCAAAAAGAAAAACATATTTAAGTGCCTTGAGTGTATTATGCCCTAAAATTGATGAATACAGAGAACTTATGAACCAAGACGGAAAAAAATATAATGAAGAACAAAAAAACCAAGAAAAAACAGAAAAACAAAAAGAAAATTGGATAGAACAAGATGAATTAACAAAAATATTTAAAGAATTAGAAATGGAAGCAATGAAATTATATAAATTAAAAAATCATTCTATGACGGATATCCAAAAAATACAAAATTATATTATTCTTTGTTTAGTAAGTGGTATATTTATTAATATTAGAAGATCATTGGATTGGACTGAAATGAAAATTAAAGATTTTAAAGAAGATGAAGATAATTATTTTAAAAAAGACACATTCACATTTAATAAATATAAAACTGCAAGATTTAAACAATTTGGAGAACAAACTGTAAAACTACCAAAAGAATTATTAAAGATAATCAAAAAATGGATTAAATTAAATCCAACTGACTATTTATTATTTGATAGTCAAAAAAATAAATTATCACCAACAAAATTAACACAAAGATTAAATAAAATTTTAGGTAAAAAAGCAAGTATTAATATACTTCGTCATTCTTTTTTAAGTGATAAATATAAAAATCTACCTTCATTAATTGATTTGGAAGAAGAAGCAAAAGAAATGGGCCATTCACTGGGCGAACATCTTCAATACATAAAAAAATAATTTTTTAATTTTTATATAATATTTATACAGTAATATTATAAAAATACTAATTGAATTTATAAAAAAAAAATATAATAATATTTATATAATGGTTAATCAATGGATACAACATATAAAAGATTATGCTAAACGCAACAATATTTCTTATGGGTGTGCTTTAAGTTCTGAAGGGTGCAAGAATGAATATAAAAGAAAAAAAGAAAAACAAGAACAAAAGGAAGTTAAAAAAGTTAAAGAAGTTAAAAAGGTTAAAAAGGTTAAAGAAATTGAGGAAGATGAAGAAGATGAAGAAAATGAAGAACCGAAAAAAACAATATCATTTGATAATAAGAGTTCTGAATTACAACAATTAATATTTATTACACCAATGGAGAAAATACAAAAAGCATTATCAAAATTAAATTATAAAGGAAGAATGCAAACAAATAAATTAATGTTAAATATGCAATTATTACAAAATTTTAATACTGTTGATAAAATGCAAGATTTAATTGATTTATTAAAAGAACCAAAAAAAAAAGAAGTTATTGAAACAAAAGAAAAAGAAAAACCTATGTTAAATTTAGATGAAGAAGTTAAAATATTAAATAAAATCAATAATAAAGAAAAATCAAAAAAAGAAATTATGCAAGATTTAGAAGATGAGGTTGAAAGATTAAATAAAATTAGAAGAGATGAAATTGATGATAAAACAAATATTATTAAATTAGATAAATTAAAATCATCATATGGTCCAGATTGGGAAAAAGAATATAAAAGAAGAATAGAAAGGGGAATAATGGTTGCTGGGATTGAAAGTAAAGGAAAAATAGCTAAAAAAAATACAAGTGGTTCAAGTTATAAATAAAAAAGATAGATTATTTTTAAATTTATCAATATAATATTTATAAATTCTACTATTTTTTTAAAAAAAGGTAGAATTCTACTTTTTTATACCCTTAAATCAAAACTATTTATTTTTTTTAAAATAATAAATATATTTTTTATTTTTCAGTTTAAAAAAAGTTTTGATTTAAGGGAAAAAAAAAGTAGATTTCTACCTTTTTTAGAATTTCATTTTTTTAATAATAATTAAAATAATATAAATTTAAGAATTTATAAAATCTTATAAGTATTAATAAGATATTTTTAATATGCCAAGAAAGATAATTAATTATACCAACACAATAATTTATAAAATTGTTTGTAATGATTTAAATATAACAGATTTATATGTTGGAAGCACTACAGATTTTACAAATAGAAAATATAACCATAAAAGCAGTTGTAATAATGAAAAAATAAAAAATTATAATTCAAAAATATATATAATTATACGAAATAATGGCGGATGGTTAAATTGGTCGATGATTGAAATTGAAAAATGGCCTTGTAATGATAGAAATGAAGCACAAGCAAGAGAAAGGCATTGGTATGATTTATTAAATGCAAAATTAAATACAAATATACCTTTTAAATCAATAGATGAATATGAAGAAAAACAAAAAAAACATAACAAAGAATATTATATTAAAAATAAAGAAAAATGCAAAGATTATCAAAACGAATATAAAGAAAAAAACAAAGAAAAAACCAAATATAAATATTATTTAAAAAAAATAAAGGAAATGGAAAAGAATGATAATATACCAACTAAATATATTAAGGAATATAAAAAAAAAGCAAATGAATATTATGAATTAAATAAAATTAAAATAATATAAAAAAAAATATATATATACATAATATATAGATATAATCATAATGGATAATTCAATTAATGAAAACACTAATATAATTATTATTAAAAGTTCTTACACTGATGCACAAAAAAAAGCAATTTATAAATATCGTTCTAATAATGCAGATAAAATAAATCAAAAAAGAAGAGAAACATACCACAGAAAAAAACAATTAAAATTAAAAAACCTATAAACCAATTTATTTTTTTACTTTTTATTTTTAATAATTATATTTAATTAATTAATTAATTAAAATATATTAAAAATAATTTTCTAAAGTATATATATACACAAATAATGACAGACACAATTAAATTAACTACATTTTTAGATAATTTTGAAATCCCTTATCTACCAATTTATTATTTTTTATTTACTAAAGAAGATGGAACAGTTGTTAAAAAACCAATAGGAGAAATGAATAATTTAACTATTGAAACAATTGAAAACAAAAAAGAAATTTATAAAACAAAAGAATTTAAAACACCAACATCTTATAAAGTATCAATAAACGATTATAGACCATTAACAAACGAAGAAAAAAAAACATTGGTATTAGTAAATAGTTTATATTTAAAATATACTGGTTTTTATTGCATTGATTTAGATGATAAAAAAATTACATGTTTAGATGATTATATTAAAATATTAAAAGAAAATAAAGTTGAAAAATCAATAATTAAAATAATTAAATCACTACCTTGGACTACTGGAAATACAAAAGGAATTCATATTTATATAAGAACGGATAATGTACCGATTTATAAAAATCAAATAGATGTATTAAATTTTTTGAAAGGTGATTTTTTAAGACAAACAAATGTATGGGAAAAGACTGATAAAGAAATAAATAATTACAATAGTGATTATTTTGATACTCCAATTGATTTTGATTTAATATCACCATTATTTATTAACGGTTTAAAAGAAATTGAAGAAAAACCAAAAGAAAAAATAATTATTAAAGAAGATATTAAAGAAGATATTAAAGAAAATACTAAAGAAGATAAAAACAATGATAATGAATGTTATAAATATTTAAATCATCTTTTTAAATACAATGTTTATGAAAAAATAGGAAATTATAATAATTGGTTATCAATTGGTATTTTAATAAAAAATGAAAAATTAGGGTTTGAATTATTTAATAAAATTTCTGAATTGATGCCTAAATATGATGGTTATAATGAATGTAAAAATTTTTATGATAATCTTAATAAAACAATCTTTAATAATACTAAGAAACAAATAACAATAGCATCAATAAAATATATATTAAAAAAATCCATTGATGATGAAACATTATATAAAAAGATAAATAAAGAATTTATTAATAATAATAATAATAATAATAATTTAATATTTCTTAAAGATGATAACGAAGCATCTGATTATTTAATAAATACTATTGGAGATAATTTTATATATACAAGAAAAGTTTTATATTTTAAAAAAAATAATAAATATATTTATGATAAAGGTGAAATATATAATAATTTAATATCTTATATTTTAGGATTAAAGATTTTTAAAACAAATGAAAAAAACGAAACACTTATTTATTGTGGTAATATAAAAGGTGCAAAAAATATATATGATGCGTTTATGGCGAAAATATTAACATTAAAACAAGATGATAATTTTTATAATAAATTTCATTCATCAACTAAAAATAAATTATGTTTTCTTGATGGTGTATTAGATTTTAAAGAAAGAAAATTTATTAAATGGGAAAATGTTGAAAATGTTTATACAACTATTATTATTAATTTTAGTTATGAAGAATATTTTAATAATCCAAATAAAGAATTTATTAATGATATTAAAAAAGACATATTTGAAAATCTTTTTAATGATAAGACTGATTTGGTTTTAAAATACTTTTCAAGAGCAATAACAGCAAATATTGAAGATAAAAATTTTATGTCTTTTATGGGTAATAGAAACTGCGGTAAAGGAATTTTATATTTATTATTTAAAGTTGGTTTTGAGGATTATGTAAATTCATTTAATTTAGAAAATATGTTATGTGATAGACAAAGCAAAAAATCTTCTGATATGGCTAAAGAAAATGGGTGGTTAATGGATTTTCAATATTGTAGAATTGGAATAAGTCAAGAAACCGAAGAAACTGAAAAAGATATTACTAAACAAAAAAAAATAAGTAATAAAGTTATTAAAAGTATAGCAAGTGGGGGCGATGTTATTGAATGTAGAAGTTTATATAATGATAAAATTAAAATTAACATTGATACATCAATTATTATATTGGGTAATAATTCAATTGTATTTGATGGTAATGATAATGAAGAACACCATATTAGATGTGAAGGCGTTAAACAATTTATAAGTCAAGATAAATATGATATATTATTAAATAAATATGGGAAACAATTTATGTCTGCATATTCTATAAAAAAAGATGATTTAAAACAAGTAATATATGAAAATGAAAATTATAAATTGGGTATTATTTATTTATTGTATGAATATTATGAAAATAAAGCCTTAGAAATTAATAATAAAAAAATTATACTTGATGAAAATTTTAAATTTATTACTGATGATGATGATGATAATAATATTAGTGTTAGAGAAATGATATTTGAAAATTACATAATAACAAAAGATAAAAACGATCGTATAATTAAAACTGATGTTTATGATTTATTAGATTGTGATAAAAAAAAAATTAATGCTGAATTAAAAGAATTGGGATGTGTTAATAATGCATTAAAAACAAAAGACGAAAAAGACGAAACAAGAAACGGCAAGGCTTGTTTTATAAATATTAAAAAAAAATAATTACTTTTTATATTTATTAAATAATGTTATTAATTTATCTCGACTGCAATCTTTACATTCATCACAATCACTTTCACAAGAAGAAGAATCATCGCTTTCGCTATCTTCGTTTTTTACTTTTAAAATTTGGTTAAATCCCTTTCTAAATCTTTTATCATCCGTTGTGTCTAAATCTATTAATAAAAAATCCGTCATAGAAACAACATTTTTTTTATATATATTCTTTAATTGGTCTAAATCAACTCCTAAAGAATATTCTCTTAATATACAAGTTAAATCTTTTGTTGAACCAACTTTTTTTAAAATAATATAATTAACATTCATTCTAACAACACGTGGACATTTAAAATATGATTGGGTTAAATAAATTAGACTTACACCTTTAGCAATTTTTCGCCCTCTTATAAAATAATCTTCAATAATAGATTGGTTTTTTTCTAAACATAAATCATCAAATACAATTAAATGTTGTAATGATGGGTCAAATTCTTCTTTATCATCTAATGATGGTATATTTTTAAAACCTTCATAAATTTGAAATGTTGATGGATCTAATTTATCACTTAACATTCTATATAATGGTTCGTTTTTATCTTTACAACATATTTTTATATTTCCGAATGTATCATTAAATTTTTGTATTATATTTATTACGACATTACTTTTTCCGCTCGAGCTTGAACCTATAATTAAACAACGCATTGGGATATTCATTAAATGTAAGTCGTAATTAGGATTATGATAATTATTTTTATATTTCTTTGGTATTTTTTCATAATAGTTAATTATATCATTATCTTTTTTTTTATCTTTTTTTTTATTCATTCTTTTATATAATTAATAATATATAAAAATTAAAATATTATTTTATAGAATAAATTATATTAATATGACTGAAACAAACCCCCCTAATCCGTTTCCATTAAATCCTATTTTTAATTATTCTGATTGGATTATAAACCTTGAATATCTAACTTTGAATATAGCAAATGGATTATATTTAAAAAAAGCTGGTGATAGTGCAACTGGTTTAATAAATTTTAATACTGGTTTAACTTGTGCGAATTTATGCAATATATCTTGTAATATTCTTTTAAATGGTGTTCTTGGAACTAATAGACAAATAACGGCTTCATATTTAAATTTAACTAATGCAAATGATAATACTTTTACAACTCAAATATACTCAAATATTAATAATACTTATTACGATAATAATGTTAATAATTCATCACATATTTTTTTATCAAATAGTTCAACTGGTGCTCAAACAAATCCATTAACCATTAATTCTGCAAATATGACTATTTCAACAACTAATCCGCCAACGTGCAGTGCAATTCAACCTATATTTTCAGATAGTTCACAAAAAATGCCAACTACTGCGTGGGTGCAATCTGCAATTTTGGGATTTGCTCCAATTACTGCTAAAACTTACACTGTTCAATATACAACAAATACATCTGTAAACCTACCAACTGATTGTGTGGGTATTTCTGTTAGATGTATTGGAAAAGGGGGTGCATCTGGTAATGCTTCTAATACAACCGCTCCATCTACTACTTGGAATGCTGGAGGCTGTGGTGCTGGTGGTTCTACTGTTTTTAGTAATGGAATTATACCTTTTACTGCTGGACACGTTATACAAATTAACTTTAATTTTTATACGGAAGTATTATCTACTACATTGGGTTATTCTATATGTCGTGCTGGGGCTGGACCGAATGGATCAAATGCAACAACTACAGCTGGCGGAGTTGGTGGAACGCCTTTATCATCACAAAATACAACTAACACATCAATAGCTACATGGACGGCGTTATTAGGAACTACTGGGCCAAATGGTGGGACTAATCTTACTTATCAAACTCCTACATATCCAATAAATGGAGGTATACCAATTTGTCAATCTTGGAATCCAAATAGTGTTTATGGTGCTGGTCAAAATTGGAATGGTTTTACTACATCGAATAGTTTTCAAAGTGGAGCAGTTAGTATTTTAGGCGGAATTTGTTTTATCACTTATTATTTAAAATAAATAATATTATTATAATTTTTTTAATATACAATTATATATTATGACAACAACAAAATCAATAATATTAGAAAGTGAGGATTATCCATTATTAGGAAGAATTGATTTTAACCCTTTTGAAATAATTGATGAATTAAGTGGTAATTCAATAACATTTCAACGTTTGTGTTATCTACCGATTGGGCTTGCTTCTTTAGAAGCTCCGCCAAATCCAACAACTTTACATATTCAAGACACTATTTTAATTGATGAATTATTAAATAATATTTCAAATACTTTAACAAATGATAATATCACTATTTTAGATAGTTCAACAAATGAAAGTTTAGTTTTATCAAATAATAATATAATTAATAATTCAACGGTCAATAATTTAAATATTCAACATATTGGGGGATTAGATATAAATATTATTACGGATGACAATATTACATTAACAAGTTCAACTTTAGGTAATATTGTTTTAGATGCCCCAAATATTAATACTTATAATTATTCAAATCCAATATGTTTTACAAGAGAAAGAACTGATACATTTAATTATACTTTGGGAGGACAAACTTATGAAAATGTATATAATACTTCTTTTAATATACCTTACGAATTTGTTGCTGATAGTCCTTTAAGTGGTTATACTTCTTCAAATTGGAAAATTGATTTTGCTTTAAATTGTTGGAACTGTTCTAATATTGGAGATAAAGGAATAGCACTTTTTATAGTATTTCAAGACCAATCTTCAAATTTTTATTCACCAATTACTTATAATGCTTTAACACCGTATGCTGTATGGCAAAATCCTTCTACATTTAATAATGGAACTAATAATAATTTTCAAAATTTTAATTGGTGTGATTATGTTGATTTAGTCGGATTATCTGGAACTGGCAGTGGTAATCTACCATTAAATATGCAATTAGTTTTTGCTGGTGATAGTGGATTTAGTTGTAATTTTAGTATTAATGTAAGTTTAACAAGAACAAATTTAATTTAAAATATTGTTTTTATAAATTTAAAAATATATAATACTTATTATATAAATGGCCCCTCCTCCAATTATAGTTAAAATTAATTCTAAAACTTATTCAATACCAATTTTAAACGGTGATATGGATAATTTAGTTCAAGAAATTCAATTAACTCAAGATGAAATAAGAAGATCAACCGAACGAAGAAAAAATGCATTACAAAATTTAGAAAATAGTAATAATGCTTTATTATTAATGTATATTCAACAAACTGGAAGTTATCCAAATTAAAAGTAATATAAAATTTTTAATAATTATATAATATAGTATTAATATGGATGATACACTTATTTATGGACTTGCTACTATGGGCTTTGGTTTTCTTGCTATATTGGTTAGATATGGATTTAAAAGTAAATGCAGTGATGTTTCAATATTTTGTGGTTTGATAAGCATAAAAAGAGATATTAACGGCGAAGTAAAAAGTGAAAAAATGGAATTAGAAATGGGAGTAAAAGATGACACTAAAATTTAAATATTATTTTTTTGTTTTGGGATTTTTATAATTATTGTATTTATAAATGTTTTTTATTAACATGTTTATTATTGTTAAATGTTTTTCAAAATTTCTTTGTTCTTTTTCATCTTTAGAATTTTTTAAGTGGTTCATTATGTTATTTTGTTCTACAATCAATTCATCATAAAAACGATTAGAATTATCCATTATATAATATTGATTATATATTTTAAACGGTATTTTTATAATATGGAACTAATGATTTTAATATTGTTAAATTCTTTGTTGTATCATCATTAAATAAACGACCGAAAAGTTCAATACAATCTTCAATTGGTGTGCTTTTATGTAATATATCCATATAATTAATAAAGAAAAGTGAATATATACCGCATCCTCCGCTATTGATATTTTGAATTTGTTTTGTATTGTAAGCGATTTTATAATTTTTCAATGGTGTTGTTTTTATCCAATTAATAACACTTAATGGCGGTATAAATCCGAAACTATCCATATAAGCGATTGTTTTATTACTTGTTGATGGAATATATAATGCAACCCAATGTGTACCTCCGTTTTCTTGTGATTTATCCGCAAGATTAATTATATATCCCCCTTCAAATATTTTGTTTGGTGGTTCATCTTTCATAAAAACTTCATTTAATGGTATTTTATATTTTAGTGCAATTTCTTTTAAATCCTTATCCGATATACTCATTATTATAATATTTGATTATAATAAATTATAGTAAAAAAATTTAATCTTCAATTTTAATTAAATTGTTTGTTGGTATTAATACAACTTTTGAATTTTCGCATTTACCATCACGCCAAACCGCTTGAACTTTCTTTTCAAATGTTTTAAATAATGTTTTATCATAAGTAATATAATATAATCCATCTTCATATTTATAAACAATATGACATTTCTTTTTATTCTTTTTAAAATATTGATATTTATTATATCCAATAAAAGCGGTTTCATATTTATTATGGTTTATTCTTCTTGTTTTTAATTCAATACAAACATCATTATTAATAAAATCAATTGTTAAGAACGGATTATTTATATCTATTTCTAAATTATCATATCCAAAATATCTTTTAATAGTTGGTAGTATTTTTATTTCATTTTTTTTTCCATAATTTAAATCCATTTCTTTTTTTGTTATTGTTGTCATTATATAATAATGAAATAGAAAAAAAAATAATATAAAATTAATTGTTCTATAATATTTATTTAAATACCATCCCAAAGAATTATACGACTAAGATTATTTGCCGAATATTTATTATCTCTCCAATTACCTTTTATATTTTTAGTTCTTTTTAAATATGCATCACGTTGATTAAAGTTATTATGTTTTAAAAAGTCTTCATAAGATGGATTTAAAGAACCGAAATGAACCATTTTATTAATATTAGGGTCAAAAATCATATATTTTTTTTTTGGATTTGATGATTTATAAAGTATGGCGGATTTACCAATATATTTATACGCTTTTTTTTGTGCTTCTTTTGGATTTGAAAACTTATATAATTCATCATCTTTAGAAATATTAACCGCCTTTAATAAATTAATATTACCGCCTTTTATTTTTAATGGTTTTAATCTTTTTATTTCTTTTGTTAATAATGGCTTTAATCTTTTTATTTCTTTTTTTAATAAATTAGATTGTGATATATCTAAATTATCAAAATTACCTTCTTTAATATGTTCGTTTAAATGTGCTACAATCATTTTATAGTTTTCAATTTCTTTACTTATTTCTGGCTGATCCATTATAATTATACTATAAAAAATTATATAAATATTAAAAAAAAAATAAAAAATTAAAATTTAAATTTTTTTTATATTTATATATTATATAAATGTCAAAAATTCAATTTAGCGGTTTTAGAACTCCATATGATGAAGAACAAGCTTATCAACGTCATTTAACTTATTTAAAAACAAAACAAAGAACATCCTTAGATTTACAAAAACAAGGATTAAATAATGAATTAGGATTAAATCAAGTTATGCCAATGCCAAAAACAAGTGGTGAAATATTAGAAGACGAACAAGAAGTTAATAAAATAGTTCAATCTTATTTAGTTAGTTTTTTTACTGATAATCCTAACTTATTAAAAAGATTTAATGAAACTGACGCTCAATATCAAAATAGAAAATATCCATCAAGGTATGTATTTAATAATTTAAGTCAAGATGATAAAAGGGTTATTTTAGAACAATACCCAGCAATAAAAACGCAATTAAGCGAAGTAGCAATATTAACCCCAGAATATTTTTTAAATTTTATTAAAAATTATAAAGAAGCATTACAAAGAAGCGGTGGGGTTAAAGGTTTTACTAGTGGATTTGATGATGAATTAAAAGGAATATTAAGTGACCTACCACAGAAAGATGATATTGAAAATTTAAAAAATATGATTGTTGATATACAAGACGAAATGATAAATATGAAAGATAATGATGAAGAATTAAAAGAGTTAATTGATTTAACTATTGAAAAACTTTTTAGAATGGAAACTTTTATGCCTACAATATCACAAATAATGGAATTACAAACAGCTCTTGAATTAAGAATTGATGAAAGCGATCAATCTATAATTCAAGCTCTTATTGAAGATTTTGAAAGGCTACCATCAAGAAAAGAATTCACTGACTTGGGAACATTTATATTTCAAGCAATTGACGAAAACCCTTCTATTGAAGATTTAAAAAAAATGTTAAATAATGTATTAACTAATATTGGGGGATATGATGAAATATTAATGAATATTCAAGAAGAAATGAATTCTATTAAAAGAAAAGTAAGTTTAACAGAAAACACTTTGGGCGATTTAGCTACAAAAACAAATATAAGATTAAAAGATGGATTGGTTGAAAAAATATATTTACAAATGGCTAATGAATATCTTGATATAGTAAATAAACAAAATCCATCAGATAAACCAAAAGTCCTAAGAAATCTTACAAAACAAGAAAGAAGTGATTTACAAAATGCGGCTCTAGCATCAGCTACAAAGATATCACAAGAAAGCAATGATGAAACTTTATTTAATACTTTTAATCAAGGGGAACAAATACCGATCGCTTATTCAGAAATGGCTTATCAACGGCAACCAATGGGAAAAGAAATGGCGACTGCCGAACCTATTGGTGAAGAAAGTGGAAAAGGTATGATAGCAAATAGAATTAAAAATAAAATACAACCTAAATTTATTACTAAAGCAAAAATGATAGGAAAAGGAGTATCATTTAAAGAAACACCAAAATATATTGAATTTGGGAAATATTGTTTATCTATACCAGATTTAAATAATGAAATTTTAAGGGTTAAATATCAAAAAACGATGGTTGATGTTCCTAACTTTAAAAAGAATATTAGTATTAATTTTGTTGATTTTATTGAAAATTTTATTGATACACAAAAAATCAATGAAAGACAATTAGAAAAGTTAAATAAAGAAGAACAAAAGTTATTTAAACGATTAATAACTAAAAGTGGTTTAGATGTTAAATATAAAGTTAAAGATTATAAAGATGAAAATGATATAAAAGAAGAAGATCGGTTTAATTTAGTAAAAGGTCAATATATGGCTGGGAATGATAATCCAAGAGTAAAAGAAGAATTAAAAAAGTTCATTATTAAATTTATGATGGAAGGTAAAATAAATAAAAAAGAAGGTCAAGATATATTATTTCAATTATCAATGTAATATTTTTAAATTCTACTATTTTTTTTAAAAAGGTAGAAATCTACTTATTTTTAACCTTAAATCAAAACTATTTATTTTTTTTAAAAATAATATTTATTTTTTATTTTTCAAATATAAAAAAAGTTTTGATTTAAGGTTAAAAAAAAGTAGATTTCTACCTTTTTATTTTTTTTTAATAATAATTATAAAAATTTTTTTATAAATAAAATATATATATAATGCCTACAATTATTTTGAATTCTAAAAATATAGTTAATGCTCCTATCAATAATAAATTAGTATATACATTTCAAAATGGTGGTGTAAAATTTGAAAATAATGATATAGCGTTAGCTCAAATATCTTTATATTATTCTTGGTTTAATCTTAATCAACCATTATATAACAATACTTCATGTTCTTATATTTGGATTGATGGAACAATTGTTAATATTACTATACCAAATGGATATTATACTGCTTCATCATTAAACGCCTATTTTGAAAGTGTTATGGTGAATAATAAACATTATTTAATTAATACAGTAAATGGTGATTTTGTTTTTTATATTCAATTACAAGAAAACGCAACATTTTATGCCATACAATTAAATTGTTTTGCAGTTCCTACAACTTTGGGGACTTTAGCTTTTCCAGTTGGGGCGACTTGGATTTTACCAACTCCAAATCCTCGAACTCCTCAATTTGTTGTTAATACAACTTCAAATTTTGGAACATTAATTGGTTTTAATAGTGGTTCATATCCTCCAACTCCTCAAACAACAACATATTCAATATTATCACAAATTACTCCAGAAATACAACCTATAAGTTCATTAAATTTAATTTGTTCTATGATTAATAACCCCTTTTCAGTTAATAGAACTTTATATTCTTGCGGTATTCCATCGGTTCAATTCGGACAACAAATAAGCATAACACCGCCAAATTTTTTATATAATAAAATTTCAGATGGTATGTATCAACAATTTACAATTGATATTTTAGACCAAAATAATAATCCAATTCAAATTTTAGACAATCAAATTGTTATTGTTTTGAATATAAGAGAAAGGGGTATTAATCAATAAAAAATATACATATAAGAAAATAAAAAAATATAAATGATAATATTATATATAATGCCTAAATCTTTTTTAGTTAAGAATAGAATGATTAAACCAATTGGACTTGAAAACACAAATAATCTTGGTTATGGTATAATGCCTATAGGAACATTAAAAAAAACAATTTCAAAACATATAGGAAGAGGGACTACTTCATTATTATTATCTACCGATTTAGGAAATTCTAATATTAATGGAAGCGGATATGGTGTAAAATCAAATAATCCTAATCTAATTCAAAAATTAGGAAATTTAAATTTGGGAAATAAAGCAAGAAAGAATGTTAGATTAATTCTTTAAAATACTATAAATAATAATTTTTTTTATTAATGATTTTAATTAAATAAAAATTAAAATATAAAAATTTTTTTATAAATATAATATATATATAAAATGGCTGATAATTTGTTATATGAAGTTTCAAATTCTACAGAAATGGACGGCGAACCATTTATTCGCAAGGATAGAGTGTATATCATTGATCAGAATAATGGGTCTTACTCAAATAACCAAGTAATTATGGATACTGCCAGCATTTCAAACAGCGGAAAGTGGGCCGATTTTACAAGTGCAATGATAACCGCTCCAGTATTGATTACTTTAACATCAACCTATAATTTTAGTGCAATCGCAACGGATTTCGCCGCTGGTTTAAAAAATTCATTTACTCAATTAATTAGTTCTATGTCAATTGAATATAATAATTCTTCTGTAGTTCAAATTTCAAATTTTACTAATATGTATATTTCTTATAAATTAAATACAACTTTATGTGTCGATGATTTGGTAATTATTGGAACTCAAATAGGATTTTCAAAAGATAGTTCGCAATCTTGGTCTTATCAAGCTGCCGCATCTCTTGACGGTCAAGGATCGATTAATAATAGTGATAATATAGCTCAAACAAATTTTGGGGGTCTTTATGTTGGAACATCTGGAAATATTGGGTTCGCTAAAAGACAATTGGAAATAACTTTTAAAGATAGTCAAGTGGGAGTTCAGACATTATTGGGTGCAAATTGGGCTTCTGTCGCATCAACTTATCAAAAAAATTTTACAACTAAATCAGCTGTAGCAAGTGCTGGCGGATATTGGCAACAATCTTGGAATATTCTCGCAACTTGGAGATTAAAAGATTTGTCAGATTTCTTTGAAAAAATGCCTTTAATAAGAGGGGCTTATATTAAAATGTATATTAATTTAAATCAATCAAGATCAAAAATAACAATTACAAGAGCAACTGGTTTTGTTTCTGTTGTTAATTCGGATTTAACTGTTTTTGGTGGGAATACCAATCCATTATTAATTCCAAGTGCGGACACGTTCTGTGGATTAGCCCCTTTAAAGGCTGGTGTTTTAGTATCTGCTAATGCAACGGAAAGTTTCACCTATTCAGTTTCTTTATTAAATTCATTAGATCCTAATTGTGTATCACCTTATAATAAATATTCTGGTCAATCAAATTGTCGTTTGTATTGTGATTTATACACTTTAAATCCTATGAGGGAAGAAGAATATTTAACTAATAATAGAACTAAAGTAATTAGATATAGAGATATCTTCCAATATCAATATTTAAATGTCCCTAATGGTTCGTTTAATTTTTTGGTCACTAATGGTATAGCAAATTTAGTCGAAATTGTTGTTTGTCCTTTTATTTCATCAACTTATAATGGAACTGGGAATAGTGCAACATCATTTTCAACCCTTGTAAGTCCTTTTTGTTCAGAACCAGCAACTTGTAGTCCTCTTATGTTGATAAATAATGTAAATTTTCAAATAAGCGGAGTGAATGCATTTATCAATAATAAGAACTTTGGTTATGAATGTTTTCAAGATGAATTATACGGCGTTGGAAGTGTAAATGGTGGCAAGACGGATGGATTGAGTAGTGGTTTAATTTCTCAAAATGATTTCTTAAATATTTATGGTTATTTAGTCGCAAACGTAGCAAGAAGACTTCCAGAAGAAGACAGAACACCTAAAAGCGTGCAAATTTTGGGTAATAATTTAACTCAAGTGCCCTTAGATTTATATGTTTTTTGTGTAATGGAAAAAGAAATTTCAGTTGATTTATACAGCGGAAAACGATTGACTTAAAAAATTACAAATAATAATATAAGATTTGTAATTTTACAAATAATAATATAAGATTTGTATATTTATTTTTTTTTAAAATTTATTTTATAATGTATAATTATAATATAAATATGGTGGATCTTACAAAAAAACAAATTAATAAATTAATGAAAGGCGGTGCAATTCAATTATCTTCATCACATTTAAAGGGAATGGATAATGATTTTTTACACGGTTTAGAAGATAAAACAATTAAAAAAATGGTTAGGGCTTTAAAAGAAGGAAGGGGAATGAGATTAAAATTATCAACTAAAGAAATGGATGATTTAGGCGGAAAATTAGGGGTTGGAAAACAAATTGTAAAAGGTTTAAAATCTGTCGGAAAAGTCGTTGCAAGACCAGCAATATATGGGTTAGCGGATGCAGCAATAACTGGTGCTTTAACAATGAGCGGAAATCCTCAATTAGCTCCATTTGTCGCTCCTATGGTTAATGCTGGAATTGATAGGGCTTTAGATAAAGCAAAATTAGGTTTTGGTGTTGGTAAAGATGAATTAAAAAGAATAAAAAAACAAATGATAGACCATTTAAAACCTCATTTGGAACAAAAAAAACATATACTGCCATTAGTAAATAAAATTTTTAAACACGGATCTCATATTTTAGATATGGATGAAATACCAATTAAAGGCGGAAAAATTACTTTAAAGAAAGTAGGAAAACACGCTAAAACGGCCGCCAAGGTAATATTTAAAGCAACTAAACCAATTTTAAAAGAACTCGCAAATACCGCAATAGAACAAGGACTGCCAATGTTAGAAGAAGGCTTACAATCATATGGGGTCGATCCAGCTTCATCATCTGCAATTATGGACTCAGTAGAAAAATTATCACGCCGTGGGGTGGATAAATATTTAACATCCACGCCACAAGAACAAGCATTATATGATAAAAGATACGAAGCAATGCAAAATCCACAAATGGCATTAACAAATTATGCTTCTAATTATGGAAATAAAAGTTTGGATACTCTGCAAAATAGAACATCTCAATATATAGATAAATATGTTCCTCAAGAATACGCCCCTCAAATGCAACAACAACTTCAAGATTATCGAAATACTGCAAATCAACAAATGGAAAATCTTTATTCATATTCTCCTCCAGTTAGTGAAGGA